GTAACCCTAAAGAGCTTGCAAGCCTTGTAGGAAGATGCAATGTTTTTCTCTACCTCTCTTTACCCTTCTGTAGGCAATTAATCATTAGGAGATAAGCAGTGTCATTATACGAAAATATACACAAGAAACGTAAAAGAATCGCAGCAGGTTCTGGCGAAACAATGAGAGATAAGGGTGACAAAGGTGCACCTACGGAAGCTAACTTTACCAGAGCAGCTAAAACAGCTAAGAAAGCCATGTACGGTGGTACCATGAAAAAGAATATGAAAAATGGTGGAAGGTTAAAAGATCATAGCGGTGACGGTAAGGTTACCAGAAAAGATTATCTTATTCAAGTAGGGGCTGAAGGATTTGAAAAGAATCAAGACATGGGCACAGGCGGCAACGTCTGTAAGACCAGAAAGAAAATGTCCTACGGTGGTAAGATGAAAAACTATGCGTCTGAAGGTAAGAAGTATGGTGGACATGCTAACATGCCTAACCCTAGGAAACCTCAAGGTACTATGTAATGGCTGCAAGGAAAGCTAAGAAAGCTATTCCTAAGACCACAAAAGGCAAAGGAGCCAACTACCGACCTACTAAGTCTGGTGCAGGTATGACAGCCAAGGGTGTAAAAGCCTACAGGAAAAAGAATCCTGGTTCTAAACTAAAGACAGCCGTAACTGGTAAAGTAAAAAAGGGAAGTAAAGCAGCTAAAAGACGTAAGTCCTACTGTGCAAGATCATTAGGACAACTCAAAAGAAGTTCTGCTAAGACAAGGAATAACCCTAATTCACGTATTAGACAAGCAAGAAGAAGGTGGAAGTGCTAAATGTTAACACCACAACGTAAAAAATCACAAGAATTAACAGAAAAACAAGAGAATTTTCTTGACGCATACTTTGCGGAAGGAGAAAAAACCTTTGGGAATATAACCCAAAGTCTATTGCAAGCAGGCTATTCGGAGTCCTCAAGGTCTTCAGTATCGAAAGCTATGCGACCTCACATAATAGACAGAGCAAAAGGATTGTTAGCAACGACAACAGCCAGTGCAGTAGGACAGATAAAGGATGCTTTATCAGGAAGTACAGAAGAACCAATAGCTAGACAGAAATTAAGGTTTGAAGCAGCAACAGACATACTTGATAGATGTGGTATATCCAAAAGACAAGAGGTAGTAACAGAGAACAAGCATATACATGCTGTTGTTTTGTTACCTGCAAAGAAAGCAGAAGCATTAGACCTATCAGATATAGAGGCTGAAGAACTTGGACACTCCTAAAAAAGGAAGACCTAAACTTAAAGAAGGCGAGAAAGGTCGATACAGAGTGTCTGCTAAGGTAAAAGCTCGCAGAGCTGCCCTAGCCCAGTTAAAGTATAGAGACAAGAAGATAGCAAAACATAAGAACCAACTATCGAGGCAGAGACAATTAAAGAAAGAGAAAGTAGAGAAGTTCAAGCACTTGGAGAAAGCAGTGGAGGGAAAAGCTGCAATGACGGAAGACGTGCTTGCATCTGCACCGAAACAGTTCCAGGAGTTTGTAGCAGAACAGGAAGTGGCGTTCAAACCGAACCCAGGTCCGCAAATGGAGTTCTTAGCAGCACCTGAACGTGATGTTCTTTATGGTGGTGCAGCAGGTGGCGGTAAGTCTTATGCCCTACTTGCAGACGCTTTAAGGTATGCTCATAATACAAATCATAGGGGATTGCTCCTAAGAAGGACATTGGGCGAACTAACAGAGCTTATAGATAAGAGTAGGCAATTATATAAGAAAGCTTTCCCAGAGGCTATTTTTAGAGAAAGTAAATCGACTTGGGTATTCCCATCAGGGGCTACGATTTTATTTTCATATTTAGACAGAGACACAGATGTTACAAGATATCAAGGACAAAGTTTTAACTGGATTGCAATCGATGAAATCACGCATTACCCAACTCCTTACGTATGGGAGTACCTTCGTTCAAGACTCCGTACAACGGATCAAAGCATTGTACCGTACATGCGTTGCACAGCTAACCCAGGTGGAATGGGCGGTTGGTGGGTTAAAAAGATGTATATTGATGCTGCCGAGCCAAACACGCCTTTTTGGGCTAAAGATGTTGAACAAGGTACTATCCTCAGATACGGAGCCTCAGCCCAAGAAAAAGCAGGAAAGCCCCTCTTCCAAAGAAGATTCATCCCTGCAAGACTAACGGATAACCCCTACCTTATAGCTTCAGGGGAATATGAGGCTATGTTGTACTCTCTACCAGAAGTGGAGAGGAGAAGATTACTAGAAGGAGATTGGGATGTTACAGATGGTGCAGCGTTTGCTGAGTTTGATCGTTCAGTACATGTTGTTGATCCCTTTGAGATTCCTAGGTCTTGGGCTCGCATTAGGGCTGCAGACTATGGTTACTCTAGTCCTTCTTGTGTTTTATGGGGGGCTGTCGATTATGATGGTAACCTATGGATATATAGAGAGCTTTACGGAAAAGGTTATACAGGAGAAGGATTAGCCGAAAGGATTATGGAACTAGAATATGATGATCCTACTATGCAGACTGCCGTATTAGACGAATCTTGCTTTAGTAGAACAGGTCACGGTCTAAGTATAGCAGAGTCCATGAACAGATTTAACCTAAGATGGATGGCATCAAATAGAAATAGGTTAGCAGGAAAGATAGAATTGCATAAACGTTTAGGTATGAACGACATGGGAGAACCTAGACTAAGAGTATTTAATCACTGTAGTCAGTTGATAAGAACACTACCTACACTACCTCTAAGTAAAACAAACCCAGAGGATGTAGATACAAAAGCAGAGGATCATGCTTACGATGCTTTAAGATATATGTGCATGACTAGGTTGGTAAATAGTCCTTACTACCATCCTAGGTTTAGAAAACCTAAAGAATACGATAGGTACGAAGTACAGGACCCAGTATTCGGATACTAATTTAATAACCAACCAAGGAGAGAAAAATGCCGTTATATGGAAAATATAAACAAGGTGACTTAGGCACGGAAAACGAATCACAACTATCCAGAGAAAAAATGGAAAGTTGGGTTAATACAAAGTATTCCCATGCACAAGAGTCCTCTGTTAATGAAAAAAGCCTTTCAGGCAAGAATCAAATAGATTCTGGCTTTAATGCTTTAGCAGACAAAAAAGACTACTAAAAATGGCTGAGATAGGTGAATTAATAGGCACTGGTGAACAAAAAGACATTTCTGATGAGGAAATGGTTGGTTTATCAGGCTATGTGCGATCTAAGTATCAAGAAGCAGAAGATGGTCGTCTAGCTGACGAACAACGTTGGCTACGTGCCTATAAAAACTACAGAGGTACCTCAGAGGATAGTGAAGACTATAGAAAATCAGAACGGTCTAAAGTTACTGTTAAAATAACAAAAGTAAAAGTATTAGCTGCCTTTGGGCAGTTAGTAGATATTTTGTTTGCTAATGGTAAAGTTCCGATTGCTGTAGAGTCTACACCTATGCCTGAAGGTATTGAAGAATTTGTTCACCTTGAAACGCCAGTAGATAAACAAGCAGACCCTTATGGGTTTGAAGGAGATGGTAGAGAACTACCTGCAGGAGCTTTACAAGCTTCCGAGCCTGAAGAAGAAGAAGAACAAGAATTAGAGTTAGGTCCATATGCAAAAGATATGGCTAACGCTAACCTTGCTGCAGGACCATCTAACATGGGAGAACCTCAACTAGCTCCTGCCAAGGAAGCAGCTCGTAAGATGGAAAAGTTAATACATGACCAACTACTAGATGCTTCAGCAGTTTCCGAACTCAGAAAAGGTATCTTTGAACAATGTTTGTTAGGTACAGGTATTGTTAAAGGACCGTTTAATCACTCTAAAGTAATACATAAATGGTCTAAAGATGACGATGGAACTCGTTATTATGACCCTCAAGATAAGCTAGTACCTAGATTAAGTGCTGTTTCGTGTTGGGATTTATACCCTGACCCTTCAGCTATCAGCCTAGATGACGCAGAATATGTAATAGAACGTCATAGAATGAACAGATCACAGCTTCGTAGCCTTGCTCAAAGACCTTTTTTTGATGCAGATGCTATAGAAGAGTGCCTATATATGGGTTCACAGTACGAAGAAAGGCATTTTGAACACACTTTATATGCCGATAATGACCCTACATATAGTGAAGGTCGCTTTGAAGTACTAGAATATTGGGGTGTTTTAGACGCTAAAATGGCTAGAGAAATACAATTAGATATCCCTGCTAAGACTTCTGACCTAGATCAAGTACATATTAATGCTTGGATATGTGGAAATCAGATACTAAGAGTAGTGTTAAATCCATTTGTACCAGAAAGATTACCCTATCAAGTCGTACCTTACGAAAAGAACCCTTATAGATTCTTTGGTGTAGGTGTAGCTGAAAATATGGATGATGCACAGCTTCTTATGAATGGACATGTACGTATGGCTATTGATAACTTAGCACTAGCAGGTAATTTAATTTTTGAAGTAGACGAGAACATGATGGTTCCAGGACAGTCTATGGATATATATCCTGGAAAAATATTTAGAAGACAGTCAGGTGCTCCTGGCACAGGTATTACTGGAATTAAGTTTCCAAGTACTGCCGTAGAAAATTTACAAATGTATGATAAGGCAAGACAACTTGCTGACGAAGAAACTGGTATACCAAGTATAAGTCATGGACAAACAGGCGTGACTGGTACTGGTCGTACTGCATCAGGATTATCTATGTTGATGGGTTCTGCCTCTTTAGGTATTAAGACCGTAATCAAAAACATAGATGACCATCTTCTAAGACCTTTGGGAGAAAGTATGTTTATGTGGAACATGCAATTTTCTGAAGACGAAGAAGATATAATGGGTGATTTGGAGATCAAACCTAAAGGCACATCGTCTGTAATGCAGAAAGAAGTAAGATCGCAAAGGCTAACAGCGTTACTACAAACAGTAACGAATCCTATGCTTGCTCCTTTTGTTAAGTTACCTACGTTGATTAAAGAGTTAGCTATAGCTCAGGATATGGACCCTGACGAACTAGTTAATGATATGAACGAAGCACAAATATTTGCTGAAATGTTAAAAGGATTGAACAATGGACAAACAA